CCGGCCAGGGGCACCATCACCTTCCAAGAAACGGCAGTTTTTCGCCATTTTCAGGGAGGTTGGTGTCTAACCAATCGACAAGGTTAGACACCAGCTGCGGCAGAAGCATCGCTATCGCGAGCCTTTTCCCAGCGTGCCAGCGCGGCCACGGCGGTGTCCGCCATGCGCTTCTGACTGGCGTCGCGGGTGTAGCGCGCGACCTCGTCATCCTTCGAATGTCCCGACATTGCCTTCATGGTCTGATTGCCCATGTCGAGTTCGGCCATGCGGCGCATAGTGGCCTTGCGCAGGCCGTGCGCGGTGCATTGCGGCAGGCCGGCGTCGTCGCACCATTTGCGGAAGCGATTACCGAAGCTTTCCTTTCTGTAGGGCCGGCCATGCTCGGACAGGATGAAGCAGAGGGCTTGCGTCGGCGGCATGGCGACGATCGCCACCAGCAGCTGCGGCGCGATCGGTATCCAGAGCGTCTTGCCCGTCTTGCCCTGCGTGATGCGGAAGCGTCCGTCCTGAATGTGTTGCCGGCCGAGGTGGATCACGTCGCTGCGGCGCTGGTCGGTCCAGAGCATCAGCTCCATCGACAGCCGCGCCATAGTGCCGAGCTGGTGGTGCGCCCGGTACTGCTGGATCTCGTCTTCCGTCCAGGTGTGATAGCCACCTGATCGCGCTGCTGGTGCGACCTTGATGCGGTCGGTGTGATCTACCGGGTTCGACCGGCACATGCCGATCTTCACCGCAAAGGCGAACAGGCGCACCAGTTCCTTGCGCAGCTTCTTGGCGGACTCGATCCCGCCCGTCACGCGCCGGCCATGCTGGCGCTTCACCCGCTCCCTGGCGATGATGGCGTCCAGATGCTCGAAGCGAATGTCGCCAACCATCCGGTCGCCGCGGCCCTCGATGAAGCGTTCCAGTACGCCGCGGACGCGCTTCTGTGTTGCTTCGGTCGGCCCTAGCCGCTCGGGCGTGGCGACGTAGCGCATAAAGAGATCATCAAGGGAGCCGGGCGTTGTCCTCTCCAGAGCCCGGGCCCGCGCTGCGGCGAGCGGCGCGGCTGGATCCATGAACGCTGCATATTCGATCCGGAACGCTTCGGTGCCCAGCGCAGCCTTGAAGTAGCAACTGGGATAGCCCTTGCGGCGGAATCGCAGGCGTTCCTTGCCATGGCGATCAATGAACCTGGTGACGAACTCTGGCAGGAAGCGGTTGCTCTTGATCTGGCGCCGCGCGTTCATGTGTTCAGTTCTTTGTCCCAAGGGTTCGGCGCGTCGGCGGGTGCGCTCGATTCGGCGAGGATGACGATACGCCCATTCGGGTCAATCTCCACGCGTCCGACGCGCATGCCGGCCTTCATCACGCCGCGAACGGCGCGGGCGACATCGTCCTGTTTGAATCGGGCGGCTGCGGTCATGTTCCCGGGTGCGCAGCGTTCATGCTGCTCTCCGTTCCGGCTCGGCTGTGGCACTCGCGGAGCGCATCGCCAAGTTGGCGGCGTGGACGTGCAGTATCCACGGCATGTCGTGCCCCGGCAGGCAGGGGCGGTGGATCCACTTCAGTGCGGCCGCGTGGGCCGCGAGGTGCTGAAGCGCGGCGTCGTCGGGGCGGGCGGCCGCCCGGTGCCTGGTGTCGAACGCGAGCGTCAGCAGATCGTCGCGGATCTCTGCGTGATACGCCCCCAGCTGGGGCAGCTCGGCTCCGTCGACCACGGCGCGCCAGATGGTCACGACCGCACCCATGATCCGCGCGCGATCATCGGCTTCGGCCTGGGCGATCTCGCCGGCCTCGACGCGCCTCGCGTCGCCCTCCCTGCGGCGGGCGAGCAGCTGCGCAGCAGTCGCCGCCAGACCGCGCCAGTCGTTGTAGAGGCGCGGCGGCGTCACGGGCGTGCCTGCCCCGGCACCAGCAGCCTGCGGATGCGGGCGGCGGTGTCGCGCTTGATCTCGTCCCAGACGCTGCGGCGCAGCCAATCGCGGCTGGGGTCCTCGAATGCCTCCGCAGCCTTCGCGCATTGCTCGACGGTTTCTGCGTAGAAGGCGGCGAAGGCCTGGGCGACCGGTGCGCTATCGGCTTCCCCGAGCCGGATCATCTCGGAGCCGGTAGCGGTCCCGCCCATGTGCCTGAACAGCTTCGCCGCTGCGTCGCGCGCCTGCTGCGTGGGCGCTAGTGATGGCTGTTCGTCACTGCCCCGATGGCCGCGGTCGAATGGCACGCCGCAATGGTCGCACTTGTCAGCCGCCCGCATGTCATACGGCAGCGGGCGCGGCTGGGCAGTCTGGCACGACGGGCAGGTGAGGGCGATGTGCGCCGTCATGCCGCGATCTCCGCCTGGTTGTCGTCGGTGGCAGTGCAGAGTTCGGGCAGGTTGGCTCGGACCAGCGCTTCGGCCACGTCGGGGCAGACGCTGTTGCCGATCATGCGAATCTGCGCGCTCTTGCTGAGCGGCTTGCCGTTCGGGCCGATGGGATCGAGGATGTAGTCGGCCGGGAAGCCCTGCGCGTTCGCCAGCTCGCGCGCGGTGAGCATTCGCATGCCGATGTCGACGATCACATAGGTGACGGCGTCGATCGCAACCGTCACGACGGCGAAGCGCGCCTTGCTGGTGACCGCGTGGAGCGGCTCCTCCAGCGACTGTCCGTGGGCGGTTGCGCCATAGTATTTGATCAGGAACGCTGCGACCTGAACCGCCTTGTCCAACATCGCGGGCGGCAGGGCATCCGCGTCGACCATAGTGGTCTGCACGAGCCGTTGCTGGCTGCCGGTGGCGGTCACGGTGCTGGTCGGCTGGTCGACGGATCGCCCGGCCAGGTATTCGTTGCGCGGGCCGGCATTGGCCTGTTCCATGTGCGCGGCGATCACCGCGTGGTGCTGGCCTGCCGATGTGATCGTCTTGGCAGGGTAGCGCGGATCGCCCTGTCCGCCGTTCGTGTTCGAGGTGTAGAAGTGCGACAGGAAGGCCGTGACCAGCCCGTGCTTGACCCCTCCTGCCACGATGGTGCCGAGCGGCGCCTGGAGGTTGAGGGCGCGCGGCGCCTGACCTTCGCGCTCGCCATAGCCCATCTGGACCATGGCGGCTGTGACGAGGCAGGCGTCGGCCTTCGCCGTTGCGGTCGGATAGGGTCCGCGCACGTTGACCGGGCCGCTCTGCCCGCGTCGGCCGCCGCAGCCGACGATCACCGGTGCCAGCGATGCAACCAGTAGCGCGCTGTCCTGCGAGGCAGTTACGGTGGGGAACGTCTCGCCGACCGCGTGGCTGCCGCGCCCGCGCTTCTTGCCGGTGCGATCCTGCTCGCCATGGGCGGTGCGGACGAAGAGCGGCGCCAGCACGGCCTGCGCATAGGCGAGCGGCTGGGCACCGGCTGGGCGGGCAGGGTTTCCGTTGGCGGTGATGGTGGGCATCGGCCCACCGATGTCCGAGCCGATGGCACCGCCGCGGAACTTGGTGATGTGCGGGGCCAGCGTGACAGTGACGCCGGCAAGCTCGCCGCCCTTGGCGGTGGTGATGGTGCGCAGCGGCTGGCCGACACCGTGCGCGACGTTGCCGCCGCTGGTGTGAGTGATCGGCACGACGGCGGCGCCGATGGTCGCCAGCTCGCCGCGATGGGCGCCCGTGATTGTGACGAACGGATCGGCGGGGGGATAGGTGCGGGCGAAGCTGCCGTGATGGGTGAGCGGGACAAGCCCGGCGTGCAGGTCGCGCGAGCCCGTCGACCATGACGGGCTCGCGCTATCCGGGGTACTCCGCCGCTCCGCATCAGCCATGGTCGACTGGTCGGTGGCGACACTCGCCGCTCCGGAATTGGTGACGATGAAGGGCGTGGCGGCGTTGACGACGTAGCGCATGACGCCGGCGGCGATGCGCTTGTGCGTGGCTTCCTTCAGCGGGCGCTTGCGGTCGAAGATCGACGGGCAGGCGATGCTCCAGTCGATGCACTCGGCGGCGGCGCGCCAGGCCGGGAGCTTGCCGCTTTCCACCTCGGCCGAGCCGGGCTTGCCGTGGGTCGGCGTCGGCCAGACGATCTTTCGTCCGTCGCGTCGGGCGATCAGGTACAGTCGCTTGCGGCTGGTGGGCGCGCCATAGTCGCAGGCGCGCAGCTCGCGCCATTCGAGCTTGTAGCCGAGCCGCTTGAGGCGGCGGGTCCAAAGGTCGAATTCCTCGCCCCGGCGTTCCTTGATCGGCATACCGTCGTCGTCGAGCGGCCCCCACTGGCGGAACTCCTCGACATTCTCCAGCATGATGACGGAGGGCGCACCGCTTCCGCCACGCGTGGCGGCAAGCAGACGCTCTGGCCAGTGCGGCACGATCCACGCCAGATCCCGGATGTTCTTCTCGCGCGGCTTGCCGCCCTTGGCCTTGCTGTGGTGCTTGCAGTCAGGGCTGAACCAGACGAGCGCGACGGGCGCGCCATCGGTGGCGTCGAGCGGGTCGATGGCCATGATCGACTGGCAGAAGTGGCGGCTATCCGGGTGGTTCGCCAGGTGCATGGCAACGGCTTCGGCATCATGGTTGATAGCCACGTCGATGGCACGGCCGATCGCGGACTCGATTCCGGTGGAGGCGCCACCGCCTCCGGCGAAATTGTCGATGACGAGGGCGCGCATCAGCGGTCGCCCTCCTGACTATTCGTCAGCTTGTGCGTGAAGCCGTTCTTGTCGCTCGTCTCGTTGAACTTGCGCGTGACTGCCTCGACCAGGTCGATCCCGTAGCCGCGCGCGAGATTGTCGAGGCAGATGATGCCGTCGGCGATCTCGTCGGCAAGCTGCTGGATGGTCGCGCGGGTGCCGCGCCACCCACGCTGTTCGCGAACGAGCTTCTTGACGACGTTCTGCACCTCGCCGGCCTCGCCGCCGAACTCATTCGACAAGAACAGGGGGTCTTCGACGCCGTCGCCGGTCCAGGCCGCATAGCGTTCGCCGTTCACGCGGCGAAGCTGGGTGAGGAAATCTTCGCTCATTCCCCGCACCCCTCACCGATCAGCTCGCCGTTCGCGCCGCCGGTGAAGTCGCGCCAGTGCTTCCAGCCCTTCGGGCACAGGAAGCCCCACTCGCGGACCTTGGAGCCTGTGAGGAAGAGCGAGACGCAGCGTTCACCCGGCAGTATTTCGAGGCGATGCGCGTCCTCTGCCGTGCGGCTGCCGATCCAGCCCGCTTCACGCAGGTGTGATGATCCATCGGGCAGATGCTCGATGTAGCGCCCGTCGAGGATCATCGACGTGTTCGCCCACGGGTGATCGTGCAGCGCGCGATCGTCGTCGCTGCGCAGAATCTCGTGCAGGTAGACGTTGCAGCCTTCGTTGCGCGGGATCACCCACCAGCGGTTGAGGTACGGCGCAGCGGGGTCATCGCCGATGGCGAAGTCGCGCGGGCGGGCCATGATGCCTTGCGCCCACGCCTGAAGTTCCTCGAGCGTCGCGTAGCCGAGATTGCTCATGCCGACACCGCCATGGCGGTGACGAAGATCGCGGCGATGAGGGCGCCAGAGGCGACTGCCTCGACCATGATCCGGCTGGGGAGGGGGAAGTGGGTGCTGGTTGCCGTTCGCTGCCAGGCGACAGCGAAAGGCTTCCGTTTGTCGGCTTCGATGTGAAGGGTTCGTGCGTCGCGAAAGTGCGTGGCCATTGGTGCCTCCGTGTTTGCGGAAGCACGTTTAGTGTTCGACACATCGAACAGTCAAGCAACATGTTCGATATGTCGGACATTGATCAATCGCGCACGACGGTGCTTTAGTCGGCGCAGGGGGTGCCTATGGCTGGTGATTACGTGACGTGCGAGCGTTGCAACTCGCAGGTGTACAAGACGGCGAAGCAGTGCCCGGCGTGCAACCACGGGATGAACGGTGAACCAATCGAGGTTGCCGAGGACGCCGTTCCGTGGCGCGAGCCCCGTCCGACCGGCTCTGCTCACATCACTGCAGCGGTCATTATCGGCGCCTTGGCTGTGGTGCTTTCGGTCATCAGTGCTTTGATGCCGGATCTGGTGCGGGAGTATAGCTGGAGCGATGTTCAGCCGAACAAGGCGAAGTACCTGATCGCCCTGCTGAGCAATGGTCTGTTCGGCCTGGCTGTTGTTTTGTGGGGCGTAGGTCAGATCATCAAGGCAATTTCGTTCTTACCCCGGGGCGACCGCTAGAAGAAATTCTGAGCTACCTTGTGGATTGCAGCGACGCGCTTGCTCTCCACGCGAAAGGTGATGTCCGGGTTGTACTGGCGCAGTTCGTAATAGCTGGCGGTTCGTTTGACGAGTTCCTTGATCAAGACCAGCTTGATCCGCTCTTCCTCGCCATCGAGTCCCCTGAGTTGCACAATTACGTCGTCGCCAATGTAGACGGGAGCTTTGGGGCTCACGCCGACGCGTTCGCGAGGCTTGAAGCGTGGGGTCATTGAATCGCCCACGATCGTCACGGCATATGCATCTGGATCGCCCGCCAAGCTGGCAGGGCGCATCAGCCAGTCGTGAACTTCCGACAGGTGAAGCTCGGTCAACTCAATGTCGTGATCGAGGTCGCCATGTTCTCCGCCGAGGGCCGAGCCGTAGACGGGGAGGCGTTTGGCAGGCTTCTCCGCGTAGAACTGGTCGACCACTTCCCGCATGCTGCCCACGCCGGTGCCCGCCACTTCAGTCAGGACGCGGTGGCTGCCGCGATTAAACGCTTCCGGGGTGATGTCGATCGCGGCGAGCAGCTTGCGCAGCGTCTCTTGGGTCGGATTTCCATGCTTGCGAATGTCGGCGAAGATTGATCGCCCTACGCCCGCCCGGTTCGCCCACTCATTAAATGATAGCCCGGACGGCTTCACCGCCACGAGAGCGCTGTACATTTCGCTGACGGTAGCTGGTTCTGACATGTTCGAGATATCCAACATGCAAGGGTGCTGATCAATTTTTGAGTTATCGAACATCTGGGCTTGACGGTTCGATATATCGAACGGCATTAAAGCGGCATGGATGTTCCCTCGCACGCCGACATCGTCGAGCAGATCGACCGCTTTCTGGACCGTCATCCGGGCCTCGCCGTGACAGGCGTCGGGCGCTCCGTGAACAACGAGCCTGGTTTGGTGGCCTCCATTCGGAGCGGACGCTCGCCTTCTCTCAAGATGCTGAACCGGCTCGCCGAGTTCATGCGCGTGAAGGATGCCGAACTGTCTCCCGCTCAAGGTGGTGCCGGTGATCATGTCGACGGGGATACCGTTGATGCAGGTCAAGGGTCATGCGGAAAGGCGGACGAAGTTTCCGCGGCGCAGGTGGCGGCATGAACGCGGTAGCGTTCCTCCCCGCGACCGAGCTGGGTAACGTAGCGCGCTTGGCGCTATGCCGTGCCGCTTGGCTTGCCCAACTCGAGAGCTGCCTGCGCAGCCGAAGCCAAACCCCGCAGGGTGGCGTTGTCGAGGGCCAGCACGAACGGTCCATGTTCCGTTTCGACGGCGAGATGGGCCAGCCCATCCGTTCCGTACGGCTTGAGGGCAAGGCTCAGCGCTTCCATGGACGCGGGCGCCTTGGCCGGCGTGAGCTTAACAGCAGCGGTAGCCATCTGATTGGCGATCTGGATCGCGTCTGTGGGTTCGATCTGAAGGTTGCGGGTCCGTCCGTCGACCGGAACGGCCAGCACGACGTTGCGACCGTTCGAACCCACCATCGCGTTCTTCATGCTGATAACGGCCACGTCTTTCCTCCCTGCGCTCTCCCACTGGTCTTAGCGCAGGAGTTTTCGAAGTGAAGCCGGAGAAGATCGCCGGCAAGCTGGCCACGCAGGAGCTGATCAAGGGCATCGGCGGGCTTGAGGCTGGCGCGGGGTTCTGCCGGGTCGGGAAGAGCGTCCTCGGCGACGCGCAGAACATCAATTGCGGCGACCGCTGGCTGCCCATCGACGTGGTGGCCGATCTTGAGCCGCTGGCGCGCGAGCGCGAGGGGTGGCCGCACGTCACGCGCTGGCTGTGCCAGCAGATGGGCGGCACCTTCGTGGCGCTGCCGCGTGGCGGCGTCGGGCGTGAGGATCTGCTCGGTTCGGTTGGCCGCCTCGCCAAAGAGCATGGCGACATCGCCACTGCGATCTGCGGCGCGCTCGCGGACGGTTCCGTCTCGGCCGAGGAAGCCGCCACCGCACTCGTCCAGGTTCAAGAGGCGCAGGCCGTGCTGGCCGCCCTCGCGATGCAACTCACCACAATCATGGGAGATCGTTGATGCTGCACCAGACCATGGTTCCAGCTCCGCTGGCCGTCGTCATGCTTGAAGCCGGTGAGACGGAGAGACCGCTGGCCGGCGCGCATCGCCTGATATGGTGGCTGCTGGAGCAGCGCGATCTGCTGGTGGCCGCCAACCGCGTTGCGATCCTCTCCGGGCTTGGCGCGGACAGGCTGGAGCGGGTCGTGCTGGGCGAGATCGTGCCCGCAGAAGACGCGGCGCAGCGGATTGCCATCGCGACGGGCGGGGCGGTGTTGCCGCACGACTGGCTGCACCGCAGCCCGCGTCCGTGGGCGCATGCGCCGGCCTATCGTGACCGCGTGCAGCCCCGGAGCGTGCAGTGATCATGGAGGGCGCAGCCGCTTTCCTCTCGTTGGCATCCGCTCCCGGCCTGGACGAGGCGCGCAACGTCGCCTTGCCTGCTGAGCGGGTGGCGGCGTGGGTGGAAGCGGCGCGTCCAGGTGACGAGCTGATCTATGGCAGCCGCTGGTTCGGCGTGCTGCCGGCCAAGTCGGCGACAGCCGCCAAGGTGCGCGCGCTGCATGCCGAGGGGCTGGTGCTGCCGTTCCAGCGGGTGATCAAGGCCGGTGTCGAGCGCAATTATCTGGTGCGCCGCACTGCAAGGCCATGGATCACGCCTGCCGCGCTGTCGCCGTTTGGCGAGCCCGCGCATGTGGCGCCTGCAGCTATCGACGCGCTGTTCGCGCTGTTGGAGCGGGCGGCGCGGTTCGCCCGGCCGTGCCCGACCGACAGGCAGCTGGCCGAGCGCGTCGGGATCGACCGCGCCGAGGTGAAGCCGGCGCTGGAGGCGATGGTGGAGGCGGGGCTGATTGATGTCGCCGCCGCCGCCGCGCCGACGCTGCGCCGGATCAAGATCGTGGCCACTGGCCAGACAACGGGGTGGGTACGATGAAGATTGAAGTCGAACGCGACGCACTGCTGGGCGCGCTGCGCCAGGTGGTGGACGTGGTGCAGAGTCGGGTGACGATCCCGATCCTCGCAAATGTGCTGCTGGTCGCCGAGGACGGGCAGCTGAGCATCACGGGCACGGACCTGGACCTGCAAGCGACCTCGCGGGTCGAGGCGGCGGGCGACCTGCGGGTCACCACCGATAGTAACAAGCTGGTGGCAGCGGTGAACAGCCTGAAGCCTGGCAAGATCACCCTCAGTGCCGAGGTGCGCGAGCCGCTGGTGCTTAAGCAGGGGCGCAGCAAGCGCTCTTTGCCCACGCTTCCGGCTGATGATTTCCCCAAGCGGGCTGCCCTTGAAGGGGCGACGCGGTTCACCATCGCCGGGGGATCGTTGGCGCGACTGTTGGATGCGACTTTCGGGGCGATGTCTACCGAGGACACCCGCTACTATCTGCGTGGCGTATTCTTGCACGTCATCGACGGTCGTCTGAAGGCTGCGGCCACCGACGGAACGCGGCTGATCTGCGCCAATATGGCGGCGCCCGATGGTGCCGACGCGATGCCCGATACCATTCTGCCCGATAAGGCAGTGACTCATCTGCGCAAGCTGCTCGGCAAGGATAGCAGCGGAGAAATCGGTGTCGAGGTCACGTCTGACGCCGTCGGCTTCGAACTGGGTTCGACGCGTTTCCTGTCGAAGGTCGTGGACGGCAGCTTCCCCGATTACACCCGCGTGATCCCTGGCGAAGAGGGGTGCCGGCTGGAGCTGGCGCGCGCCGCCTTCCTGGAGCCGGTCCAGGCCGTCGCGTCCGTGCTGAATGCCGAAGGGGAAAAAGCCAAGGTTCGCTCGCTCGGGTTCTTCCTGAAGGAAGGTGAAGAGAGCTGCGAGCTTCGAGGCAAGGACAGCACAGGCACTCAGGCTCAGGAGGTGCTGGACGCCGAGCTTAGCGGCAGCCCCATCGAGTTCGGCGTCAACCACCGCTTTGCCGTCATAGCGGGCTCGATCTTCGCCGAGAGCGCCAAGCTCACCCTGTGGGTGGCAGGCCCCGGCAGTCCGATCCGGATCACGTCCGACAAAGACGCCGACTTGCTCGCCGTCATCATGCCCATGCGAATCTGAGGAGAGAGCCGATGTCCGAGTTCAATCAGTTTGCAAACTGTCCCGGGGATCATGGCGCGATCGCCGCGTTCCATCCCGGTCCCGACTTCCTCAAGCCGGTAGTGCCTGCCGTTCTTGAGACACCCAGCCAGCGTCTGCTCCGCCTCGAAGGCGAGGTGCTGGAGATGGCCGTCGAGCGTGGATTGGAGCGGCGAGGCGGGCGGTTCAGCGACCTGGCCGTCAGCATCATCGCCCTGCGCGCGCAGGTGCGCGGCTGATGGCCATCCTGCACGTCTTTGTCAGCGACGATGATCTGGAGGCGCTTCAGACCGAGAGCCGTGATCTTTGTCGTTCGGTCGAGGATCTGGCGGAGAGTGCCGTCAGCGAGGCGGTATTGCAGTGGAAGCGGGATCAGCCCGCGCCGTCGCGGCAGGAACCGCTGCTGTGAGCAAGGGCCGGCAGACCCTCGACATGATGGTCACCGCAGCCGTGGGCGCATTGCTGGTCGGGCGTGACGAGATCGACCTGGCGCAGGCCGAGCGCGAGCTGCCGGACCATATCCGTTCGGCGGGTCCGTCGCACAAGGCGATCGCGAAAGCGATTCAGGCTGCGGGCTGGGTGGCGAGGCGGCATGCCGGTGGGCACGTCGTCTATGTCCGCGATGTTCCGCCCGCCGCCGATGGCGAGGGTGAGGGCGACGAACGCGGCCTGGGCGACAACATCTCCGCAGAGGCGCTGCGGCTCTACATGGAGCGGCTGGATACGCTGGAGGATGAGAGGCGTGGCATCGGCGAGGACATCAAGGATGTCTATGCCGAGGCGAAGTCGACCGGATTCGACGTGGCGACCATGCGCACGGTGCGGAAGATCCGCGGCAAGGAAAAGCACCAGCGCGACGAAGGCGACGCGCTGGTCGACATGTACCGCAAAGCGCTGAGGGTCTGACGATGGCGGACCTGGGCGACATGGCTGCCGACCTTCAGCAGGAACATATCCGTCACAGCCTTTCGCGCGTGGCGGCGGCGATCCCTGCCGGCGTGGCGGGTGAGTGCGACAATTGCGGTGAGGACATGCCTCGCCTGGTGGGCGGACTGTGCGGCTTCTGCCGCGACGGCCGCCGCCCGAACTATGCGGCTCGCCAGTGGGTGCTGCCGAGCGAACCCGAGACAATGGAGGTGGACGTGGCAGGCACGAACGATGGGGTGTTCGAACGGCGGCAGGTGAGCTTCAAGGCCGGTGGCGACGTGCTGAAGGCGATCGAGGCGCGTTCGGACGCGGACGAGATCAGCCTGGGGCAGGCGGCGATGGACCTGATCGAGATCGGCATGCGGACCAAGGCGCCCACGCCGGTGTCTCCGCTTATCGATCTGTTGACCGCGCATGGCGGGAGCCTGGATGCGGTGGTTGGCGACCTGATCCGGCGTCTTGCCGATGCTGAATCGCGCGGCGTGGACCGTAGCGAGGTCGAGGCCGCGGTGGCGCGGGCGGCGTCCGCCGAGGCGAAGCTGGCCGCGATCCGCGAGGCGGTGGCATGAAGACGGACCCCATCGCCGAGCGGGCGCGGGACGTGCTGGACAAGCACACGGCATGGAACGGCCACCCGACCGTGCAAGAAGCGGTCGACGCCATGGTCGCCTTCGCCGCCCTCACCACCGAGAGCCGACCCGAGGGGCTGGAGCAATGGCAGCACGTCAAGCGCGGCACCGTCTACCGGGTGATCGGTCGCGGCGAATTGCAGATGAACAACGACTGCTTGGTCGATGGCTCGGCAATGGTGATCTATCAGGGCGACGACGGGCGCTTCTGGGTTCGCGAAGAGGGCGAGTTCGAGGATGGCCGCTTCGTTCGCCTCGCCACCCCACACCCACAGACCAACCTGCAAGAAAACCTTGCAGGTTCACAGACCGCCGCGCCTGCATCGGGGGAGGTGGAGCGGTGCGCAAATTGCGACGGCGAAGGGGAGTCGATCAAGAGCGACGACAAGTTGCACCCGTATCGCGTCGTCTGCAAAACCTGCGGCAACGGGACCGCAAATCACGGCGACTTCAAAGCGTCTTGGCAGGCATGGCGTAGACGCCCCACCCCGTCAGAGGGGGCGCGGGATAGCGCGCTGGAGGAAGCGGACGCGGCTCGCTATCTGATCCGCAAGGGCGGGGCCTATTATCGCCCGAACGCGCAAGGCTACACGCGCAACAAAGCCGAGGCGGGACGCTACACGCTGGTCGAAGCGATATTCTACAGCCACCCCAATGGCCCCCACGGGCCGCGCGACGACATCGACTATGCGCTGGAGGACGCCGTCCGCACCGCCAAGCCCGAGCAAGCGGGTGCCGGGCATACCGACGGAGAGCTATCATGAGCGGCATCAACAAGGTCATCCTGGTCGGTAATCTCGGGCGCGATCCCGAGAGCCGGTCATTCCAGAATGGCGGCAAGGTGGTCGAGCTCCGCATCGCCACGTCCGAGACCTGGAAGGACCGCAACAGCGGTGAGCGCAAGGAAAAGACCGAGTGGCATACGGTCAAGATATTCAACGAAGGGCTGGCGAACGTTGCCGAGCGCTATCTGCGCAAGGGTAGCAAGGTCTACATCGAGGGGAAGCTCGCGACCCGCAAGTGGCAGGACCCGCAGGGTAACGACCGCTACTCGACGGAGGTTACCCTCCAGGGCTTCAACTCCGTGCTGGTGATGCTCGACGGCGCCAACAACGATCGCGGCGCAGGTGGTGCCGGCGATCGCGGCGATGATCGTGCCGGGTACGGTGGCGCTGCGGGCTCCGGCCATGGCGGCGGCTTCCCCGACGATCTGGACGATGACGTGCCGTTCTAGGTTCAGCAGCGGCGGGCACACGCCGCGCCCTAGCCCGCTGGCAGACCGGGTGCTGACCGTCTGCCGCCAACCGATTTGAGGGGGTACCTGACGTGGCTTCGCCCGTTGCTTTCGCGTCGCTGCTGGATGCGGCGCTCTATTACGCGGCGAGAGGCTGGCCAGTCTTTCCCTGTAGCCCGAAGAACAAGCGGCCGCTGCTCGCGAAGGACAAGGACCCGGCCACGGGCGCGGCGATTCGCGGCACGGGCGGGGTGTCCAAGGCCACCACCGACGTGGAGACGATCACCGCCTGGTGGCGCAAATGGCCGCACGCCATGATCGGTGTGTCGGTCGGCCGCGCCGGCATGATCGTGATCGACTTCGACCCGCGCATCGAGGAAATTTGCGACGACGACACCGGCGAGGTGGTCGACGTTCGCGAGTTCACGCTGGAGGATCTGAAGGCGGAGCTGGAGGCGCAGATGGGCTGCGCGCTTCCGGTGGGGCTGGCGGTGCGGACGCCTTCCGGTGGCGTCCACGTCTATTACCGGATGCCAGAAGGCGCCCCGATCGGGAACCGCGGCAACCTGCCTCAGCATATCGATGTGCGCGGCAAGGGCGGGTACGTCGTCGTGCCGCCCAGCATCTGCGATGGCGACGAAAAGAACGCCGCAGGGCCGTATCGCTGGCTGCGCGGCAATGCCGACGCGCCGGTGATCGAATTGCCCGAGCAGCTGGTGGAGATCCTGCGTTCGCAGGCCGCACGGCCAATGGCGGCCGAGCAGGCTCAAGCGCCGCGCATCCTCGGTGAACCGCGTTTCACGCCGGATCTGGACCAGGCGCATCGCAGCTACGCGTTGCGCGCCCTGGACGAAGAGCTGCGCGAGCTGGAGACGACGCCCGAGGGTGGAGGCCGCTGGGGCGGGCGCAACGCCGGCATCTATCACGCCGCGCTGAAGCTGGGCGGGTTCGTGCTGGCCGGCGCTTTGTCCGAGGCGATGGTGCGCGGGGGCATCGAGGCGGTGGTGCGGGCGATGCCCAACAACCGCGATCTGCCCGGCGCGCTCAAGGCGATCGACAACGGCTTCGAAAACGCCACGCCGCGCGATCTGGGTGGTGTCGGCAGCAAGTCCCGCGAACGCATGGCGCGTGGCCGCGACAGCGGCCAGTCCGCCTCATCTCCGCCGCCGTCCGCGCCACCGGAGGCCTATTCCGGGGATGCCGACACCTTCCGGCCCCCGGACCCCCGCCAGGGGGAGGAAAAAAAAGCATCCGAAGGGTTCCATTCCGGAAGTGTGAGCCCCGGCAATGCTGAGGGGGTCCGGGGGCGCATCACCGCGGAGCCAGACGACGCGCGCGATCCGATCTGTGCGTTCTTCTCGTTGACCGATCTGGGCAATGCCGAGCGTTTCAGGGCGCGGCATGGGTGGCGCTTCCGCTTCTGCAACGAACTCGGATGGTTCATCTGGGACGATCGGCGCTGGGAGCTGCTGAGCGAGGAAAAGGACAAGGTGCCGGGGCCGGTGAGCCTGGCGGTCTATGCCACGATCCGCGCGATTCGGAACGAAGCGGAAGTCGTCCGCGACAGCGGCTTGCGGCCGGACTCGGGCGGCGAAGAGGGCGGGCTCGATTTCGTCGCGGCGTGGAAGGGCAGCGGCGATAACAAGGTGGCGGTGCTGTATAGCGAGCTGCTGGCCCAGCACGCGAAGGCGAGCGAGAGCGCGGGGCGCATGGGCTGCATCGCCAATCTGGCCAAGGCTTTCGGCGAGCTGGCGATCCGCGCCGACGCCATGGATCAGGACCGCATGGCCATCAACGTGCTGAACGGCACGCTGCGCCTTACCCAAGCGGGCAAGCGATGGGTGTCGGTGGAGGGCGTGCTGAAGCCGATCACCACCGGCGCGCGGTGGGGCGCGGTGCTACATCCGCACCGGCCCGAGGACCTGATCAGCAAGATCGCCAATGTCGTGTTCGATCCGAGCGCAGCGTGCGCCGACTATGACGGCTTCCTCGACGTGGTGCAGCCTGACGCGAAGATGCGGCGGTTCCTGCACCAGTGGGGCGGACTGAGCCTGACCGGCGACATCGGCGAGCAGAAGCTGGCGTTCTTTCACGGCAAAGGCCGAAACGGCAAGTCGACGCTAGTGGACGCATGGGCGCATGTCGCGGGCGACTATGGCGGATCCGTGGGGATCGAGACGTTTCTGGACCAGGGCAAGGGGCGCAAGGGCGGCGATGCCACGCCCGATCTGGCGCGGCTCCCGGGCATACGATTCCTGCGCACCTCAGAGCCGGAGAAGGGCGCCAAGCTGGCCGAGGCGCTGATCAAGCTGATCACCGGCGGCGAAGAGATCACCGCGCGCTATCTGAACAAGGGGTTCTTCACCTTCCTGCCCAGTTTCAAGGTCACGGTGTCGGGCAATCACAAGCCCAAGATCACCGGCCATGACGATGGCATCTGGCGACGGGTGATGCTGGTGCCGTGGGAAGTGCAGATCGCGATCGAGGACATCGACCGCGATCTGCCTGCCAAGCTGCGCAAGGAAGGGTCGGGCCTGTTCAACCGGATGCTGGAGGGCTTGCTAGACTGGCGCGAGAACGGGCTGATCGAGCCGGAGAGCGTGATAGCGGCTACGGCCAAGTATCGCGAGCAGAGCGACCAGCTGGGCCGGTTCCTGACGGACTGCACGGTGGTTGAGGATGGGAAGAAGACCAAGTCGTCGGTGCTGCTGGCGGTGTTCAACGCCTGGTGCAAGGCGACGGGAGCGGCCGAGTGGCAGCCGGTGGGCTTCAGCCGCGCCATGGAGGACCGCGGTTTTGAGAAGAAGCAATCGGACGGCATGCAGTGGCTGGACATCCGCCTGACCAAGTCGGTGGCGGACTTTGCCGAGGCGACGGGCGATGCGGACGGGTCGCGGCCTTCGGCTCCCGACGACGCCTATGACAGGGGCTCCGGCCCTCCGCGCCAATGGGATGACGATGACACGCCGTTCTAGGGCGTGGTCGGAAGGGTCCGTGGTTCCGGTCGGAAGGCGAGTTGGAAGGGTGGAAGTGGCGGTTTTCTGCGGGTTTGGAAGGGCTGGAATGGCAAAGCTACCCGCCGCCTCACCTATGCGCAGGTGCGCGCAGGTGCGCGCACACGATCAATACCCTCAATTATCATTCCAACCCTTCCAATCTGGCTAATCAACATGACCAGCAACAACAGAAACGGCGGAAATCCGCCAATCACGACAGGCGAAGGACAGGGCGACATGGAAGGGCAGGGCGGTTTGATGGGGGTTCCGGTGGAAGGGCAGTCCCTTCCGGGTGCGGCGTGGACGTTCGAGGCGGTGCAGGAGCGCCTTGTGGAGGCGATGATCACCTGCTGGCGGCATCCTGACCGCGAGCGTGCATGGCAACAGGTGCGCTCCACCTGGCCCGAGGTGCTGCGCGAGCAGATGGCCGGCGACTATGATGCGCGCGGAGGCGAGGGCACCAGCTCGGACGTGGCGATCCGGCCTGCGGCGCTGACGCGGCGCGACGTGGGCGAGATGGAGGAAGCGTTCGGGTGGCTCGACGGGATCGAGGGCGACGAGCGCAAGCTGATCGGGCTGGCGCTGGTGCAGTTGGCGCGCGGCGGGCGCGAGGTGCAGTGGCGGAGGATGCTGCACCCGATGGGCCTGACGCATGGCTCGGACGGGCTGCGGATGCGGTACGGGCGGGCGTTGGCCGGGATCGCGGCGCGGCTGAATGGCGGAAATCCACGGGGTTTCGCGTCAACCCCATAAAAGTGCGGCACCGCAACTTTTAGGTGTTCGCCTATCGGGTGATTTGGGCCTATTTGTTGACACACTGGGACGGGCCTTCGGGTACGGCGCAGTGAGTAACCCCCTCTCCGAACCACCTGCAACGGGCGTCGCGACTTCGGTCTCGGCGCCCGTTGCCGTTTTGAGGATCATCCGCTTGGGCAGGCTCAAAGGGCTGACGCCGAGGTTGATGCCGCTACGGTCGAAGCACGCTCCCGCGCCGCTCACCCGGCAGGAGCGCGACCAGGTTCGTGACGAACAGCCATGGCGACGCTGGTACAAGACGGCGCGGTGGCAGAAACTGCGCATGGCCGTGCTGCTGCGCGACCTGTTCACCTGCCAACGGTGCGGCAAGATCAAAGGCGACACTTCGCAACTGGTGGCTGACCACAAGCGCCCGCATCGCGGTGTCGAGGCGCTGTTCTGGGACATCCTCAACCTCTGGTCGCTCTGCAAGCCGTGCCATGATGGCTGGAAGCAGCGCGAAGAGCATCGCGGCCTTGGTCGCGACGGAGGTCCACGCCTCGGCGGGTAAGGGGGGGGTGTCAACTGGGCCGGGGCCGCAGCCCCTAGACCGCTATCGATGCCACGCAGGGATTTTTTATTAATGTCGGAGGATTTGGGGCGCGACCTGTTCGGCGATCCCGTCCTGCCGAGCAAAGATGGCCGTGGACGGCCAGAGCATTCGTGGTCTCGCGAGAACTCGAACAAGGTGCTTCTGGCGTTTGCGCGCGGTCTGAGCGTGAAAGAGGCGGCAACGGCCATAGGGGTGTCGGTCCCCACGCTGCGGAAGCATTATTTTGCCGAAGTCGCAAAGCGCAACGACGCGCGTCTCCGCATGGAGATGACGCAGCTGTCGCGGCTGAATGACTCGGCGGCGACCGGCAACGTCGCGGCGGAGAAGGAGCTGCTCAAGCGGCTCGACAAGGCCGCCCAGGCGGACCTCGCCACTCGCGTCGCCGATCGCGGGCGCAACGGTGCCCCGACTAAAGGGCAGAAGCTGGGGAAGAAGGCGCAGTTGAAAGCTGCGGCCGGCGAGGTGCAGGGGAAGTACGCTCCCCCTGCCGCACCGTCGCGCCTGATCAACTGACATGGAACGCACCTGGTCGACCGCCTGCCCCGATTGGAGGGAGCGGATCGTTGATGGTCGTTCATTGGTCCCGATGGAGCCGCTGTTCCCAGACGAAGCCGAAGCGGCTCTGGAAGTGTTCAAGTCGCTGCGCATCGTTGACGTGCCCGGCATGCCGACTTTCGGAGAGGCCTGCGAACCGTTCGTGTTCGACTTCGTCGAGGCAATCTTTGGCGCCTATGATGCGGAGGTCGGACGGCGGGTGATCTGGGAGTTCATGCTCCTGATCAGCAAGAAGAACTCAAAATCGACGATCGCCGCCGGCATCATGATCACGGCGCTCATCCGCAACTGGCGACACTCGGCCGAGCTGCTGGTGCTGGCGCCGACGCTGGAAGTTGCGAACAACGTATTCACGCCCGCCGCAGGCATGGTGCGGGCCGACCCGGAACTGCTTCAGATACTCCAGCCGATCGACCACCAGCGGATCATCAAGCATCGGGTGAATGAGGCCGAGCTGAAGGTGGTGTCGGCCGATGCCGGTGTTGTCACGGGCAAGAAGGCAGCCTTCGTACTGGTCGATGAGCTTTGGATTTTCGGAAAGGACCCGAAGGCCGCAGCGATGTTGATGGAGGCCACGGGCGGGCGGGTTTCCCGGCCGGAGGGCTTCACCGTCTATCTGTCGACCCACAGCGACGAACCGCCGCGCGGCGTGTTTAAGGAGAAGCTGGACCAATTTCGAGGAATCCGGGACGGCACGATAGCGAACAAGCGCAAGCTGGGCGTGCTGTACGAATGGCCTGAGAAGATGCTGGAGGCCGAGGCATACCTCGATCCAGCAAACTTCTACGTCACGAACCCGAACATCGGCCGCTCGGTTGATGCCGAGTACATCGAAGAAAAGCTGATCGAAGCGCAGCAAGGCGAGCCTGGTGCGTTGCAGGTGTTCCTCGCCAAGCACCTGAACGTCGAGATCGGCACGCGCTTGGCGCGCGACCGCTGGACCGGCGCTGAGTTCTGGGACGCGGCAGCCGAAAGTTCGCTATCGCTGGAGGATTTGATCCGACGCTCGGAAGTGATCGTCGCCGGCATTGACGGCGGTGGCCTGGACGATCTGTTGGGCCTTTGCCTGATCGGTCGGGAAAAAGGGTCCAAGCGCTGGCTGGTTTGGACGCGTGCTTGGGCGTGGTCGATCGTCTGGGACCGCCGCAAGGACATCGTGACGAAACTCGATGAGCTTGTGGCTGAGAAGACGCTGATCCGCTGCGAGATGCCCAGTGTGGCGTCCGTCGCTCTTGAGCGTGATGACGCGGAGGAGTTGACCGAGGATGTGCGGGGTGTTGTCGACATCCTCGCCCAAGTCCGTGATGCGGGCCTGTTCCCGGCGACGGACGCCATTGGGCTTGATCCCGTTGGGGTCTCGGCAATCGTGGACGAGCTGACAGCCCGTGAGTTCGACGAAGAGCAGCTGCGCTCGATCGGCCAGGGCTACAAGCTGAGCGCCGCCATCAAGGGCGCCGCTCGCAAGCTGGGCGCGCGCACCATGCGGCACGGCGGCACGAAGCTGATGCAGTGGTGCATTGGCAACGCAAAGATGGAGCCTCGCGGCACCAGCGCGGTCGCGATCGTGAAGGCTTCGCCCAGCGCGAAGATCGATCCGCTCGCGGCCATGTTCAACGCCGTCATGCTGATGACGGAGAGTCCCGAGGCCTCAGGCGGCTTCGTCTATGAGGAACGCGGAATGGTGGTGCTGTGATGGGTCCTGACGATTACGTCCGCGCCCGTCGCGGGTATAACAGCGCCGAAGGTTTCGTGAGCGGCGGCTCCACCATGAGCCGCCCCGCGCCATCGAACGTCACTGACGGTCGCTTTTTCGGCGACGAAGTCTGGTCGTCGATGTCGCAGCTCCCGATGGAGGCGAATACGCCTGAAACGGCGGCGCGCGTCGCCGCCGTGTTCTTCTGCGTGTCGATCATCGCAGAGGCTGTCGGCAGCCTTGGGCTTGAGTTCAAGGATGATCACGGGCCGCGCAACGACTTCCCGCTGGCCAACGTACTGGCCTACGAGCCGAACCCGTTGCAAACTGGCGCCGAGTTCTGGGCAGCCATGGCATACAGCGCGGTGCTGCGCGGCGAGGCGTTCGCGGAACCCACGGTCGGCTTCGATGGTGTCGAGATCTGGCCGCTCAATCCGCTCCGCGTCACTTCGGAATGGGGAGAGCGGAGCATGTCCGTGATCTATCAATCCGAACAGGGCGCCCGCCGCCTTCTGCCTCAGCAGCTGTTCTGGTTCACCGCGTTGTCGGACGGGACGCTGCGCCCTCTCACGCCCTGGAAGCAGGCAAAGGGAGCAATCGACTTCCAGCTGGCGCTGGAGGTTGGTGCCCGCGCCTATTTCCGGAATGATCGGCGCCCCTCCGGCGTGGTGTCGACCGAACAGAAGCTGACGCCAGAGTCTCACTCACGCTTGAAGGAAGGTGTCGCCACCTGGAAGAAGGGCGGAACTCCCGTATTCGAACAGGGGGTGAAGTATGAGGCGATTTCGTCCTCGAATAAAGACGCCGAGCTAGTCGATCTGTTCAAGCAGCGGACGCTGGAGCTGGCGCGCTATTGGCGCATCCCCCGCTCCATGGTGTCCGATGAAGGCGGCAACGCCGGCAACAACGAGCAGGACACCCGCAGCTTCGTCAACTGGGCGGTTCGCCCGCTTACGCGGCGGATCGAGCAGGGGATCAATGTGCGGATGCTCCCGCCCGATATTCGAGCTGCTGGCATCCGCGCCAAGTTCAACCTCGACAGCATGCTTCGTGGCGATGCGGCAACCCAGTGGCGGAACGCCGTGCTGGCGCGAACTGCATCGGTGATGAGTGTCGACGAGCTGCGCAGCGGTTGGTTCGGCCTCGCACCGTTCAATGAGGATTGGTCGCGCGACCCGCGCGCGGCCCTCAACAGCAATCGGGCGGCCGACACCGCCACGGGCGGCGAGACCGCGCCGCAAGACAAGGTGAACTAAGATGGACCGCACGCCCGTCGCGTCTGCCCTGTGGGCAATGCATCCTTCCTTTCTCGATAGCATGCTCCGCAGCGGCTCGATCGAGGCGATGCTGCCCGACACCCTGCGCCAGCTGGCGGCAACGATGGGCGGCGCACAGCAACAGGCAAAGCAGGCCGACCCGATCCGGGATGGCTCGACGCTGATCCTGCCGATCGTCGGCACGCTCGCGCCGCGTGGGCTGTATGGCGCGACCTATTACGACGTCATCGCCGATCGCGTGCGCGAAGCCGCCGCTGACACCAAGATCGGAGCAATCGTCCTGGCGGTGCGCAGCCCAGGGGGGTACGTCTGGGGCTGCGCCGAGGCGGGAGATGCGATCTTCGAAGCTCGCCAGTCCAAGCCTGTGGTTGCGGTCGCGGACCCATATTGCTTCTCGGCCGCCTACTGGCTGGCGACGCAAGCCAGTGCCTTCCACTGCACGACCAGCGGCGAAGTCGGTTCGGTCGGCGTCCGCTCCGGTCACAAGGATATGTCCGGCTTTGAGGACAAGATCGGGATGAAGACGACGCTGATCGCGTCGTCACCCGACAAGATCGCCGGGCACCCCTATGCCGCGCTCACGGACGAAGATCGCGCCGAGATCCAGGCTGGCGTCGACGATGCGAACGCTCAGTTCACCGCAGCCATCGCCAAGGGCCGAGGGATCAAGGCTGGCGATGTCGCCCGCATCCACGGCTCGGGCAAAACCTACTCGTCTCGTCAGGCGCTCGCGAACGGCGCGATCGACGGGATCAGCACGCTGCGCGAGGTCGTGGCTCAATACAACAGCAGCCGTGCCAGGCTGTCGCTGATGCGGCGGCAGGCAGCAGCGGTGGAGCTGGGGCTCTCCATCTAACCAGGTTTCGCCATTCCCGGCGGACAAGGCGGCTTCGGCCGCCTTTTTTCATGGGCCACGCGCCCGAAAGGAAATGCGATGACGATCAATATCGCAGTGTTGAAGACGGAGGCGCGTGCGGTCGCTAAGCGGCAGCAGGAACGCCTCAACACGGCCATTACCGAAAATCGCGACCTCACTGCCGAGGAAGAGGCGGCAGACCAGGCAGATGCCGCGAGTCTGGCGCGCCTCACCGCGTCTATCCAGCGCGCGGAGACCGCCATGGCCGCCGCCTCGGCAATCGGAGCGGACCCGGCTTCGCCGCCGCCCTCGACGGGACCGCCTGCGGCCAGCGTTCCCGCGCAGGCTCGCCCGCCTCTCGACAATGGCGGCTTCGGCAACCTTGCTGAGTTCGCCTCTGCCGTTCGCTTCGCCAACCCGCAGGCAGGCCAGAACTTCCGCCGCGATGATCGCCTCGCGGCTCCTGCCAACGTTCACATGGAGCAGGGCGACGCCGCAGGCAGCTATCTTGTCCCTGCCGAGTTCCGGCAGCAGATCGTCAACCTCGTCTTCGACGACGGCAACGATCCGATTATGGACCTGATTTCGCCCGATCCGACTTCCTCCAACCGAGTGATTGGGCTGGGCGACGAAACGACGCCGTGGGGCTCCAGCGGCATTCGCGCGGCATGGCGCTCGGAAGGCGAGCAGATGCAGCCGAGCCGCATGGAGCTGACGCCCCGCGAGACCAAGCTCGGTGAGCTGTACGCGTTCGTTCTGGCGACCGAAGAGCTGCTGGAGGATGCGCCTCGCGTTTCCACCCTGCTCACCACCCACGCGGCGGCTGCAATCCGCTGGAAGGCTGCCGATGCCTTCATGTACGGCGATGGCATCGAAAAGCCGCTGGGTTGGCTCAGCTCGGGCGCGACCATCATGGTTCAGAAGGAAGCGGGCCAGGCTGCCGCTTCCGTCGTGCGTCAGAACGTCGCCAAGATGTTCGCGCGCATGATCATGCCCACGCAGGCAAGCTGGTTGCTGAATAGCGATGTGCTGCCCGCGTTGATGGAGCTGAAGACGGACGCGGGCGTGCCGCTCTGGTATCCGAACTATCAGGCGTCGCCTGGTGGTGCGCTGCTGGGCCGCCCGGTGATCTTCAACGAGCATTCGCGCTCAATCGGCCAGGCCGGCGACATGCAGTTCGTCAACCCGAACGGCTATGAGGCCTTCCGGAAGCAGAACGGCGTGAGCTTCGCCGACTCGATCCACCTATACTTCGACTACAACATCCGAGCCTTCCGCTGGGTGTTCCGGATCGGTGGTCAGCCGGTCCTGTCGAAGCCGGTGCTTCCGGCCAACGGCACCACGACCAAGTCCCACTTCGTCGCGCTCGCTGAGCGCGCCTGAAGCCTAGCCTCGGACCCGCGCCCCGCGCGGGCCGATCGCACTGTGGCGATCGGAGCAGAAGGATCATCTCATGTTCGGTAATCTGAACCCGTCGGACCGCGCGGGCATCGCAGCGGTCATTAACCCGGCCCAGGTCGCACCTGGGACCGTCACCACTGGCTGGGTCGACGCCCGCAAGTTCTTCGCCATCCTCGCCGTCCTCTCCACCGGCGTGCTGGGCGCGGGCGCCACGGTCGACGCCGTCGTCGAGCAGGCCACCGACGACGCGGGCGCGGGGGCCAAGGTCGTGGCCGGCTCCGCAATTACGCAGGTCGTGAAGGCGAGTGGCGACAGCAAGCAGGTTGCCGTCAATGTCCGTCCCGAAGACCTCGACAAGAACGGCGGCTTCAAATTCGTCCGCTTGTCAGTGACCGTCGGCGGGGCCGCGAGCCTTCTGTCGGCAATGCTGATCGGCTTCGATCCGCGGTACGGCGCAGCCGGCGCCAACCAGTCCACCACCGTCGCTCAGACGATCCGCTGAGGAGGCCGATATGATCGAGTTCCTACAGAGCTACGAAACGACCGCCGTGCCCAAGGAAGCCTTCAAGGTCGGCGAGCGGGTCACGCGCTCCGACGACAGCGAGATGTACTTCGTTCGCTTGGGCGTCGCTGCCTATGTCACGGCCGACGGCTTGGTCGATCAGGATCATCGCCCCATCGTGACGGAGACGATCGTTGCCCAAGTGGTCACCCCCGGCGACCACCGCTTCGGCAGCGGCGGGCGTGCGGGCGAGCTGATGCTCGGCCTGGATGCTCCCCAGCGTGCTACGACCGGGCCGGGGAATGCCGCCTTCGTTGGAGGTGATCAGCAGACCGCGTCCGCCGGTGTTAAGATCGAGCGCCTGACCGCTGAACTGGCGGACAGCGCTGTGCTGCTTCGTGAGATGGACGAAACTCACGTCACGGCAAGGGATGCGCTGATTGCCGACCTCGATGCCGAGAAAGCCGGGCACGCCGACACGCGTGACGAGCTGGCCCGCGTGATGACCGAACTCGCGGGAGCTGACGCCGGTCGCTCGGAGGCCGAAACCGCACTGGCCGCAGAGCGGACCCGTGCGGACGAGCTGGAAGCACAGCTTGCCGAAGCAACCAAGCCCGTGACCGAGCAGCAGCAGGGCGAGACCCCGGCGCCTGCAAAGTCCACTCGCGGCAAGTAGGGGAGGGGCGGCCATGGGTATGACTATCCGAGCGGCCGCCCCGCTCGATCCAGCAACGGTGCTGCCGGACGCGCTTGTTCTTCAGCAGCTGAAGCTCGACACCCTCGATGCGACGGCAGAAGCGCTCCGGCTAACCGCCCTGCAATTCGTGGAAAAGCGAAGCTGTGTCTCACTCCAGCGGCGTGCTTGGGTCGCGACCCTAGACGGCTTCGGGGATGGTCTGATCACGCTCCCTCGCGAGCCGGTCAGCGAAGTCAGCCGCGTGACCTATGTCGATCAGCTGGGCGGCACATGCGATGCTGTTGGGCTGTGGCGTCTGGTAGACGATCGCTTGGCTCCGGTAGTCGCAGGCTGGTGGCCCACGACCTCGCGGGGCGCTGGCGTGGCCAAGATCGAATTCGTCGCTGGCTATGAGGACTTAGCCGTCGACGCGCCAACCCTGCGCACGGCTGCGCTCTTGCTGATCCAGCACCTCTACGACGGTGGGAACCTTGATGAGGTGCCGAAGAGCTTCACCATGCTTTGCGACATCGATCGCGTGCCGGTGGCAGGCTGATGCCGATAAGCAGCCGCGATCTTGACCGCCGTATTCGCATCGAGCGTCCGGTTGCCGACACCTCCCTTGATGGGGCCGGCGCCGGGACCTGGGGCCTTGTTACTGAAACATGGGCTCAGGTCCAGGACGCGCTCCCAAGTCGGGGCGAAAAGCTGGCCGACGGCATCAACGTCGCCACCCGCCCCGCTCGTGTTCGCATCCGCTACCGTGCCGGGATCACCCCTGACATGCGCGTGTTGGTTGGTCGCAATCTGAAGGACGCGGAAGGTCAGCCGTACTGGCAGACCGGCCGCACCGCTCAGATCATCACGGAGCCCGCCGAGATCGGCCGCCGCCAATGGTTGGAGTTCATGGTGGAGGAATATCGGCCTGCCGGGAACGGCGCCTGATGCCGACCGTGAAGGGCCGCTCCGAGGTGAAGCGGTATCTCGCCCAGCTGCCGGAAGAGATCGAGCGGAAGTTGCTGCGCGGTGCAGCTCGGGCTGGCGGCAAGGTGATCATGGACGAAATCGCCGAAGAGACGCCCTCGGACGATGTGCGCGACAACCTCCGCATGCGGTCGCAGGCCGGCGACGGCCGGATCGTCGTGAAGATCGACGTGAAGCCAGGCTGGGCTCGCTCGGTCGCGATCTGGCTGGAATACGGCACCGACCCGCACTTCATCACCGTCGACGACAGTCAGCGGCAGGGCATGACCGCCAATCGCATCAACAAGCTGGGCAAAGCGGGCACGCTGGTGATTGCGGGCAAGCCGGTGGGTGCCACGGTTCACCACCCTGGCGCGCGGCCGCACCCGACGTTCCGCCCTGCCCTGGATCGCAAGGAAGCCGAGGCCGTGGCTGCGGCGCAGAGCTACATCAACAGCCGCGTGACCCGCTCGGGCATCGTCGGCACCGCTGAAGGGGATGACGAGTGACGGGCGGGAACATCGTCGGCACGCTGTTGCGCGAAGACGCCCCGCTCGCCGCCCTGGTGGCGGCTGCGAGCATCAAGCTGGGCAGGCTGCCCGACGAAGCTGCTCTGCCGGCGCTGCTGGTGCGGGTGGTCAGCTCCGTAGAGCAGCAACCGCTCAAGCGCGGCGGCTTCGTCCGCACAATTGACCGTGTGTCGGTGACGGTGCGGGCACGTGACTATCGCGAGCAGGTGGCGGTGATGAAGCTGGTTGTCAGCGCTTGCGCCGGCAAGGTCGGTGACCTCGCTGGCGCGCGGCGCTGCTCGATCCTCACCGCAGGGGCGGGGCCGGACCTGAACGGGCCCGGCAACACGTTCGAGCGAACCCAAGATTTCCGCGTCAGCCACGACGCGCTGCAAGTTTCACCAAAGGAGAACGACTGTGTCGACTGCACCGAAGATTAAGGCGGGTGTTCCCGTTCGCGATTTCAGCGACGCCGGCACCGGCAAGAGCTTCAGCGCCGGGAAGTCCCACGACTTCGAGCTGGGCGAGCATGCGAACTACCTCGCCGCCGGCCTGATTGCGGACCCGGATGCCAAGGCACCGGCCAAGCCCGCCGCCTGATCCCCTGCCCAGCAGGGCAGTCACCGCCGGCTGATCCTGCCGGGTATTTAGGAGAAAGAATATGGGTTCCAGCACTGCCGCAGGCTCGACGATCGCGATCTCGGCCGCAGCGCCTGCGACGCGCGACGCCACTGGCTATGCCGCGCTGACGTTCACTGAGGTTGGCGGCGTCGACAAGATTGGCTCGCTCGGTGCCGCCTTTGCGGTGGTCGAGTTCAAGCCGCTCAAGGGAGCAACCGAGAAGCACAAGGGCTCGGTGAACTATGGTTCGCTTCAGCCTTCGTTCGCGATCGACGAAGCGGATGCGGGGCAGACTCTGGTTCGCACCGCCGCAGACGATGCCACCTCCAAACTCTATTCGTTCATGGTCACCTATCCGACCGGGGCGAAGCGATATTTCGGCGGCCGCGTGTTCGGCAATCCCGAAACTGCCGACAACGCCGACACGATCCTTATGGCGGCCCCGACTGTGGAGATCAGCACGCCGATCGTGAAGGTCGCCGCGCCGGCCTCCTGACTGAGTTCCGGCGCCCGCGACGCCGGCTTCTACCCTCATGCACCGGCTCGCCCCGCCATCGCGGGTGTGGGGCGGGTCGGTGCGCCATCTTCCCGCGAAGGATGAACTATGAAGATCGCACTGCTCGCAGCCGCTGCAACCGGCTTCCTCCACCTCAAGGGGCCTGACGGCACTTTCCTGTACGATGATGGCGCTAAAGTCGGCATCGACCTCTACGGCCCTGGATCGCCGCAGTTTGCGCAGGTCGAAGAGCGAATTTCCGCACGCGTGATCAAGCGCATGAAGGACAACGACAACCAGGTCTCCGCTGTGCCGATCGAAGAGCGGCGTGCCAACGCGACCGAAGACATGGTCGCGCTCACGGCCGCGTTCCACAACATCGAGCATGACGGCCCGGAGGGGCCGCTCACCGGCGCCGCACTCTATTCCGCTGTCTATTCCGATCCGGCGTTGGGCTGGATCAAGGCGCAGGTTGACAAGTTCGTCGGCGACTGGGGAAAGTTCACGCCCGTCTCGGCGGGCAACTGACGCTGGTGGTCCGGCACATGGCGTGGCTGAATGCCATGCCCAAGCCGGACCCCCGTACCAAACGCGGTCAAGCCGCCGATCAGCCGCCCGCGATCAGCCGTGCGGCGAAAATGAAGAAAGACGGCATACCGATCCAGATGCCGCCCAGCCCCGCACCCCACATCATCGATCGGCTTGTCGAGATCGGTCTGACCGATGCCGACGGGGCTCCGATCAGCTGGCTTGCCATCAACGAGTGGCAGCGAGCGACGTGCGTGCACCTGGCGCCGTGGGAGGCTCGGCTGATCCGCCGGCTGTCGGTGGAATATGTCGCCGAGAGCCGGCGTGCCGAGAGCGAGAACGCGGCGCCGCCTTGGCGCACTGATGTGACACCTCGCGAGCGTGAAGTTGAAGAGGCCCGGCTCCGGACGGTGCTAGGCTGAAGGGAGGAAGTATGGCTTACGTAATCGACACCATCACCGGGTTTCCCTATCCGGCAGCAGAGCTGCCAATTCTTCAGGCGAGATTTCCCAATCGGCGGTTTGATCCGCTAGTTTCCGCATCGACCGAGCGAAATAGTTGCGAGCGACGGGAACGATGCTGCTGTCATCAAGCCCATGATAGGGAATTTGAGCCGGGAACCTGAAAGAATTACTTTCCGTTCCTCGGTCAACCTCAAGCTCCGCGTGTAGGTATCGGGTGCCATTTTCCACCACGACCTTTGCCGACACGAGCCTCACCGGCCACTCGCTCTCTTGCGCCATCAATCTCTTCCGAATCGTTGCACGAGTGGCCAAGGTACGGCGTTAGGTGAGAGGGAGTCGATATGCGGTTGTTGTTCCTGGCTGCGGCCTTTGCTGCCACTCCGGCCATGGCGGCTGATAAGTTCGACTTGCTCTGTGCCTTCGGGAAGACTGAAATCCGCTATCGAGTCGACATTGCTGGAGGTGAGGCCTGCGAGGGAGCGTGTACTCGAAGATGGAAGTTGGGCGCGGTAACGAGCGGAGAGCTGACCCTGCTGGACACCATCGTCAACTCGCCAAGTGAGGTGCCGCAGACGATCGTTATTAACCGACAGACTGGTGCGCTTCGGCACTGGATAGGTGGTCCTGGGCGTCCCCTCATTGAGGATGCTATTTGCGAAGCGGCGCCATTCAGCGGGTTCCCGGAAGCGAAATTCTGACAATGTGGAGGAGGTCGGTAATGCCGACCCCCTTCTCCGATCTCGACTAAGCGAGGCGCCTCAGGCGCCATTGACTGCATGTGAACCTCACCAGCCCCGCTTCGGCGGGGCTTTTTGCGTTGGAGCCACTTCATGGATGACGGTACGCCGGGTTTAGAAGTCGGCTTCTCGATCGACACGGCGGGCAGCTTCGAGAGCCTGACCAGCCTCGACGCGCTGGTCGACCGGGTCACCGCCAGTGCGGTGGAGGACATCGCCAGGGTTGAGCGTGCGTCGCGTGGTATGTTGAACCTGGGCAGCGCAACCGCCAGCGTGACTTCCTTTGGTGCTGCCACAAGCAGGGTCGAGCAGGCGCTGCGGCAGGAAAAGGCCGCGACGGAGCGCGTAGGCGAGCGGCTGATCAAGCAGCTGGAGCGGGAAGCGGGCGCGATTGGCAAGACGCGCGACGAAATGCGCGACGCCCGTGTAGAGGCGACAGCGCTCACCGCCGCTCAGCAGGGCAACAGCGATCTTGCCGACCGGCTCTTCGCGGCGGCACGCCAACGGAGTTTGGCGGCGGAAGCGGCGGCGGAAGCCGAGGCGGCTGCAATAGCGCGCACCTCCGCCGCGCGGACGGCCGAGGCGAATACCGTGCAACGTGCGGCGCGGGAGCATGCCCAATTGGCAGCGATGGTGCGGGGATCGCACGCCGCGCAGGAGGCCGATGCGGCTGCGGCCGACCGGCTGCGGATGGCGACCGACCCGCTTTATGCCGCGACCAAGCGGCTGAACGACGAGATCGCGGAAAGCACCCGCCTGTACCATGCGGGCGCCACCGCGCCTGCCGAGTATGCGCGTCAGCAGGAGGTTCTGCAGGATCGGCTGCGCGGCGCCGTTCGCGAGCATGGTGCGGCCGACGCGGCCATGGGCCGCTTCGCTGGGTCGACCAAGCTTGCCGGGCACCATTCGCAGAACCTGGTCTTCCAGTTGCAGGACATGGGCCAGGGCTTCTTCGCGGCGGCCGCGAGTTCCGAACCGATGAAGATGGTGATGATGACCCTGATGCAGCAGGGTCTGCAGATCAAAGGGATCATGATGCAGGCCGGGATCGGCGTGCGCGGCCTCACGGCCGAAATCGCGCTGATGACCAAGACCGCGCTGCTCGCCACGGCCACCAATCCCTGGTTCCTTGCGATCGCCGGCACCGCGGCGTTGGCTGCGGGCGCGATCAAGCTGTTGCAGAGCGAAGCGAAAGACGGTGGCGACATGAAGAAGTACGCCGCCTCGCTGGGGTTGACCGCCAAGGAAATCCGCAACTTGGACAATGTGACGGTCACCTTCGGTGATACGGCCGAGGCGGTGTTCCAAGTGGCGGGACGCGCGATCTGGGACGAGATCGGTCCAACGGTGAAAGCCGTATGGGCAGAAATGAAAGAGTGGCTACATTGGGTCGGCGGCGGCGTGAAGACGGCGACCAACTTCCTGATCGGCGGCTTCGTTGGCGCCTACAACGCGATCACGAAAACATGGACGCAGTTCCCAGCTGTGATGGGAGACGTGTTCTACAGCGCGGTCAATGCCAGTATCGGTGCGATCAACGCGCTGGTGCGCAAGGCCGTGGAAGGCCTCAACTGGATCGGAGCGCAAGCGAACCGGGTACTTCCGGAGGGCATGAAGATCCCGACGCTGGAGGCTGGCCAGATCGAAGCGGTCAACAACCAGTACAAGGGCGCGTTCGCCAAAATCGGCACGACGGCGACCGGCGAGCTGAAAAAGGCACTGGCCGTCGATTATGTCGGCGCGGCGGGTTCCGCAATCGGCGGGGCGATCTCTGCGCAGGCGCGGAAGAATGCCGAGGAGCGGATCAAGAAGCAGGCCACGGACAAGGGCTATCTTGATCCGGAGAAGGGCAAGACCGACAAGCATGCCGAGCAGCTGGCGCGGGAGGCCCAAGCGGTCGAAGCGCAGATCAGGAACCTGTACGCCCTGGCAGATGCCTATGGCGTGTCGGGTGCGGCGGCCCTGTTAGCGGAAGCGCGGGTGAAGGCTGAAAGCGCTGCGATCAAGAAGCGGGCTGACATTGAAGAACTGGTAGCACGACAGGTTCGTCTCGCCATCGCGCAGCGTGTCTCAGATTCGGCGAAGAGTACGGCCACGATGCGTGAGCAGGCCGAGATGCAGGAGCAGGTGAACGCCCAGGTGGCGGCGGGCACAGTGCCGGCAGAACGTGCCGCCGACCTGCTGCGCGACCGCCTGGCCGACCTGCCGCTGCTCGCCGCGCTCGAAGCTGCGCACCATGTAAAGGACCTTCAAGGCATCCAGGCTGCTACCGACGCGCTCGACAAGCAGCGCGCGACCCGCGACCGGCTGACCAATGCCGAACGTGCAGCGCAGCTGGCGGCGGCTAAGGCAAGCGGGCAGGTTCGGCTTGCCGAGCTTGCCGAGGAATTGCGGCTGGTCGGCGCCACGGAGGCCGTTCGCGTACACGCTCTGGCTACCCTGCGTGCCACCCGTGAGGTCGAGGCCAAGGGATGGACGGGAAAGGATGCCGCCGACCACATTGCCCGGCAGGCCGAGATCGCGGACCTGGAACTGCAACTTCGGCTGCGCACGGACGCGGCGAATAACAGCCTCACCTATCAGGCCGACTTGCTCGATCTGATCGCCGGTAACGTACAGCGCGCCGGTCAAGGCATCGCTGATGCATTCGGTGAAGCAGGGCGCGCGTTGGGTGACCTTTCCTCCAGCTTCGCCGGCTATCTAGCTGATCAGGCTCGATTGAAGCAGGCTCACGATGATCAGCTGCGCGGCATCTCTCTCCTGAATGATGAGAACCAAAAGGCCCAGCGACTGCGTGAGGTGAACACCCTGTTCGCTGTACGATCCAGCGCCATGCAGGTGGGCCTCTATGGCGACATGGCTTCGGCCGCGAAGGGCTTCTTCAAGGAAGGCACCTCCGGTTACGAAGCCATGAAGCGCGCCGAGCAGGTGTTCCGCGCGGTCGAGTTCGCAATGTCCGTTCGTTCGATCGCTCAGGATGCGATCGAGACCGGATCGTCGATCGCCAAGAGCGGCGCGCGCGCGGCTGCCCATGCTGTTGAAGCGGTGGCCAAGGCTATCGCGTCGATGCCGTTCCCGCTCAACCTTGCGGCCGGCGCTGCGACGGTCGCCGCGCTTGCCTCTATCGGTCTGTCGATCGCTGGTTCGTTCGGTGGCAGCGGGAGCAAGCTGGAGCCGGCGAACGAAGGCACCGGCACTGTGCTGGGCGACAGCGCGGCGAAGAGCGAGAGCATCAAGCGCGCGATCGACGCGCTGAAGGACGTCGACACACTCACGAACAGCTATGCGCGTGAGATGTCAGCTTCGCTGCGGTCGATCGACAGCCAGATCGGCGGGTTCGCGGCGCTGATCGTCCGTTCGGGCGACATCAACGCCAGTGCCGGCGTGACCGAGGGGTTCAAGACCGACACCACCGGCAAGCTGCTGTCCGGCCTGGTGACGGGCGGGGGCCTGCTGTCCAAGATCCCAGTGCTGGGCGGCATCATCGGCGGGATCGGCAGCCTGATCGGCTCGCTGTTCGGGTCGACCACCAAGGTTGTCGGCAGCGGCCTGTACGGCAAGTCGCAGTCGGTGGGCTCGGTCCTGTCGGGCGGCTTCGACGCGTCCTATTACAGCGACGTCGAAAAGCAGAAGAAGTTCCTGGGCATCAAGACGGGCACTTCGACCTCGACCCAGTATAGCAACGCCGACGCAGGCTTGGAAAAGCAGTTCACGCTGATCCTGCGTTCGTTCAACGATGCCATCGCCGCAGCGGCCGGGCCGCTGGGCGAGTCCACGGCGGCCATACAGGGCCGACTGAACAGCTTCGTGGTCAACATCGGCAAGATCGACCTGAAGGGCCTCACCGGCTCCCAGATCGAAGAAAAGCTGACGGCGATCTTTGGGGCAGCTGCGGACGGCATGGCGGCTGCGGCGTTCCCCGGCCTCGCCCAGTTCCAGAAAGTTGGCGAGGGCACTTTCGAAACGCTGGTGCGGGTCGCCTCTACAATCGAGGCGGTAGGCAGCTCGCTTGATATGCTCGGCCGCAATGCGCAGGGCATGGGCATTGCCGCCAAGCTCGGGCTGGCCGACCAGTTCGACAGCGTCAGCGATCTCACCAGCGCGGCCGAGGCGTACTTCCAGGGCTTCTACACCAAGGAAGAGCAGGCAGCGGCCAAGTCGGCGCAGCTCGGACGCGTGTTCACCAGCCTGGGGCTCACCATGCCCGGCACGCTTGCCGCGTTCCGGCAGCTGGTGGAGGTGCAGGACCTCACCACGGCTGCGGGCCAGGCCACCTATGCCACGCTGCTGAAGCTGGCGCCTGCGTTCGCGGACCTGCAAGCGTCGATGGAGGGCGCGAAGAGCGCGGCCGACATCCTGAGCGAGCGGACGGACCTGGAGCGCCAATTGCTGGAGCTTCAGGGCAACACTGCCGCAATCCGCGAACTGGAGCTTGCGAAGCTCGATGCCAGCAACCGCGCGCTGCAACAGCAAATCTGGGCGATCCAAGACGCGCAGGAAGCCGCGCGTGCGGCCGACGAACTGCGCTCTGCCTGGAAGTCGGTCGGCGAAAGCATCATGGATGAAGTGAAGCGCATCCGTGGGCTGACCGGCAGCGACACGGGCGGCGGCTTCGCGTCGCTTATGGGCCAGTTCAACGCTGCGACGGCTGCGGCGCGTGGCGGCGATCAGGACGCCGCAAAGGGCCTGACCGGCCTGTCTCAGTCGTTGCTCGCCGCCGCAGAGAAGTCGGCCACTAGCCGGCAGGAACTGGACCGCATCCGTGCGCAGACGGCTTCCAGTTTGGAGGCAACGTTCTCCGCGATCAGCCGGCTTGCCGGCGCGGCGCCGACCACCGCCGCGACCACGGATGCGCTGTTGCGGGCCGTCGCGGGCTCGCAGCCGGGCACATCGGCCGCGCCTGCGAACGACGACTTGGCGAGCGAAGTCCGCGCCCTCCGCGAAGAGGTCGCGGGTCTGCGGTCTGACAACAACGCCGGCCACGCGGCCACGGCCGCCAACACTGGTGCGATCAAGAGGAAACTGGAAGACGTGACGCAGGACGGGAACTCGATTAGCGTTTCGAGCGCGGCATGAGAGTCTCGCTCGACGACGGCCGGGTGATCGAACTCGGCACGACCGAGACGAACCCGACCATCGGGATCATCGACTATAGCCGGCGCGAAACCGACGACTTCGGTGTGACCACCGTGGTGGAGCGGGGCTTCGCCCGGCGCATGTCGGTAAAGCTGCTGGTGCCGTTCGATCAGGTCGACCAACTTCAGCGGCAGCTTGCGGAGCTACGCTCTACGCCCGCCCAGTGGATTGCCGACGATCGTTTCGCCAGCCTGAGCTTTCGTGGCTTCTACAAAGAGTTCGCGCTCGATCTGGCCGTACCGCCTGTCAGCTATTGCACGCTGACGGTGGAGGGCCTGACGGCAACGGGCGACGCGGTCGATCTTGCGCGCGATCCTGCGCCCGAGGGCAAGCGGTCGACGCTTCTGCTGCTTCAGCCCGCCGTGATCACCGATGCGGCCCTGACCGCGAGCAACGTCGCAGAGACCGATCATCCCGCCTGGGCGGCCGGAACCACCTATGGCCAAGGCGCGCGCGTGATCGTCGCGAGCGCGCATCGCATCTTCGAGAGCCTGGTGGTGGTCAATCGAGGCAACGATCCGCTTGGCGCCTCGGGAAAGTGGCTTGATGTCGGCCCGACCAATCGCTGGGCGATGTTCGACCAGGCACTGGGCACGGCCACCAAGCGGGCCAATGCCATCACCGTCACGCTCGATGCCGGCGCCGTCGACGCGGTCGCGCTGCTCGACGTAACGGCGGCCACCGTTCGCGTTCAGGCATCCGGCTATGACCGGACGGTCGCGGTCGGTGCCGGCGCAGTGACCCTGCTCGACCTGCCCGGCAAGGCGGGTCTGCTGACGGTGACGATCTCGGGCGCGCAGGTATCGGTCGGCACGCTGCTGGTCGGTCGCTTGGCCGCGCTGGGCGTGACCGAGGCGTCGCCGACGGCGGGGATCACCGACTTCAGCCGCAAGGAAGTGGACGACTTCGGTGAGGTGACTGTTGTCCAGCGCGGCTGGGCGAAGCGCATGACCGCAAACGCGCTTCTGCGCACCGATGCCGTGGACATCGTTGCCGACCGGATCGCGAAGGTGCGTGCGCGCCCCTCGCTCTGGATCGGACAGGCGGGGCTCGACAGCCTGACGGTGTACGGCTTTTTCAAGGATTTCTCGATCGAGGTCGGCGAGACGGTAAGCAAGCTGTCGCTTACGATCGAGGGGCTGAGCGTCGCCGCCAAGGTGGAGCCGTTGAAGGTGGCGCCGCCCAACTGGACGGACGTGATCGACAACGATCCGAGCCGCCCAAAGCCGGCAGACGGCGCAACGGTGGGCGCTCCTCCTGGCACAAGCGTCGGCACGCGTCCTGTTGAGGAAGTTCTATCCGGCATCGACAATGCTGCCGAGGCTGCACGCCTGCTCGACGCCGCTGTTGATGCAACCAACGAAGAGGTTGCCGATGTTCAAGCCGATGTCGCCGTCGCGCGCAGCGAAGTGGCTTCGGTGCGGACGGAAGCGGTTCAGGCTCGCGGCGACGCTACGAAGGCGCTCACCGACCTCGCGGCTGAAGTCAACCGGGCCAAGGGCGCGGAAGGCACGCTGACCACGAAGACTGAGACGGCGCAGCGCACCGCCGACGGCGCAACTTCGGCGATCAGCACCGAAACTACGCAGCGCACGGATGCGGACAGCGCCTTGGCAAGCCGCACGTCGGTAGTCGAAGCGACTGTCTCCAAGACTTACCTGCCGGAAACCGCCGATAGGGTCGCCTTCACAAACGCGACCACCGGGGCCCCGAACGCAGTCGCGGACACTGTCAACTCCATCGACATTCACCCGTCAATCGGAGCGAGCTTTCACCTCGGCGGTGGCCAGGGAGCAGTGTATCACAAGGCCGTCGTGACGGTCGTAGCGGATCGTAAATACACGCACGGCTTGCTGTTGGCGCGCTTTACTTCGTCTACGGTGGGCGCGGCGCCCCGTTATGTTGTGCTCGACGCAAGCTATGCGGCTTTGGGCACGGTGGTAGGTGTCACCGTCTCTCCAGCGGCCGCAGGCACCACCTCGCAGTGGGTGGTGGATTGTAATAGCGTGCGGGCAGCCTATCCGGCCGCGGCCTATCTCAGGTTCGGGTTCGCGCGCGTTTCAGGCGGCGAAGCCAACGCTGCGCGATCGTCGATCGTGGACGCGACCGATGCCCTCGCCGTCAGGGCGCTGATCTCCTCCGAAGAGACCGCTCGTACCACCGCCGACAGTGCGATCGCGGCGCGAGTCGACAGCCTGAGCACGACCGTGGGCGGCAACACGGCTGCCATTGGGGCCGAGACCATCGCACGCTCGGACGCGGACACCGCACTCGGGCGGAGGATCGACAGCGTCACTACGACCGTCAATGGCAACACGTCCGCGATCACCTCGGAAAGCCTCGCCCGGTCTAACGCTGATGGCGCGCTGGGCCAGCGGATCGACAGCGTCGTCACGCAGGCGAGCACGGATCGGGGTGACTACACCGCCAAGGTCAACGGGGAGGTCACCGCGCGCTCCAATGCCGACAGCGCTCTTGCCAACCGCGCCACCGGCCTGGAAGCGCAGCTGGCCGGTACGCAGTCCAGCAATCTGCTCGCCAAGATCAATGACGAGGCAACGGCCCGAGCGGATGGCGACAGCGCTGTGGCCGGTCGCACGACCGCCCTGGAAACGGGCTTCTCCCGCGTTCCCCAGACGTGGATG